CGCAACCAAACCGCATGATTGGCTGGAAAACCAGCAATCCTGGTCTACCTTTAAATGGCAAGGCGTCCTCGCCTGCAAAAATGCCAACTTTTAGCGCACGGCTCCCAAAGAGCCATTTCCCTGGACCGAATATAGGAATCGTATTCGGTCTTTTTTTGTTTAGTATTTGGCATCAATGACTTATCGTAAAATCAATGAGTTAAACCCCATCCTGTTGCCTTCTGCACTACCCTGCTAGAGCCTGTGCCGCCACTTTGCCGCCGCTGTTTAACTGCAAATGTCCGATTTTTAACACTGGCAGAACATGCTTGTAGTCATCTATTTCGAACTACATTAGCGATTATTTATTCTTGTAAGCCGTGGCCCTGACAACTTCACTGGTTGTCCAATACGATGGCGCACTATTAGGATCGAGAACTATGTATTGCGCGCCCGCAGTAGCAGCTTTATCTAATACCTCATTCAATGCATTCTGATAACCGGTATGTCTGGCTACTCCGGTCAGGGTGGAAGATCCCGTTAAGTTAGCGACGAATTGATATTGTTTTGCATCATCAGCGGAGATGATTTGTACGCGAGATGCTCTTTCCGACATGCTGGTAGCGCAACCTGCGAGCATAGTGATGGCTACTAAAACCGAACTTAACTTTCCAGGTTTCATTTAATACCTTTCTTACCCCCAATAAACATAGGGGCGATTATTCGCTCAGCAAATCGAATTTGCAATTGGGTTTAACTTAATCGCCTCTTCAAGATGATCTGGAGCAAAATGCGCGTACCGCATTGTTACCCTGATGTCTGAGTGTCCCAGGATGCGCTGCATCACGAGCGTCGGTAGCGGTGCCATTACCCTCGCGCGCCAGCACAGTTACTGTAACAACGGCGGACGATGGACTGATGGCGGACGCATCCGCCACTCTGCCGTCAGCGCTTCGGGCGTGGTACTCATATGCGCCAGTTGGCCCGGCAACGCTTAAGCCTTTAAATGCAGCGGCGATACGGGCGTGAAAGTCATCATTACTTTCCATCAGCGCCGCCGTGGGCGGAATAGTCGTTTCATCTGCCGGAGTAATGGTCAGGCGTTCAACGCCTTTATTCGCACCGAGCTGATCGAGATCGTCGTCAAGTGCGTAAGCCACCATCACGGCCTTAACCGCTTCGTTGATGCGCTGGCGCAGAATCACTTCACGATAGGCATTTTCCTGCAGCAGCTTCACGATGGGTTCAGATTCCAGCGCCAGCGTGCGGGCGATAGCGGCCTGCTGTCCTTCCGGGTAGAGCGAAATCAGCGTGGCTTTGCGCTCGGCCAGCAGGATTTCATAGTCCAGCGTTTCCACCACGTCGGGGGCGGGAAGCTGGCTCAGGTCGATAGTTGCCATGTTCTCAGCTCACAGGAACGGTTAAGGAAAAAGGTTGCGTCGTGTCGGCGCGGTTGCCGGTCAGCTCAACCACCATGCCGCCGTTGAAATCAGAATCGAAATTGATGCCGGTGAGTTTTACCCGCGGCTCCCACTGCAGGATCGCCATATAGCTGGCGGACATAATCTGCAGGCGCAGCGTTTCGTTTTGCGGCTGGTCAATCAGCGCCGACAGCAGCGAGCCATACTTGCGCCGCATCACCCTGGAGCCGAGCGGTGTTAAAAGAATGTCGCGCACTGACTGGCGGATGTGGTCGAGGTCGTTAAGCACCTCGCCGGTCTCCCGGTTCATGCCGAGGTATTTCGCTGCCGTAATTCAGGGCCGTCCGTTCTGCTTCCGCCGCGCTGCACGCCGCCGTGATCGTGGTTATCCACAACAACGCCGTTCGAATTGAACTTACCGCCACTGTGCTCGACATTGCCGGTCATCTTTCCGCCCTCTGAAAATTCAAACGTTTTGGCTTTCAGGTGCGCCGAACATTCAACCTCTGGCGTACTCAGCAGGATTTTTACCGCCGCCTCAATGGTGGCGGTTTGCATGCCGGTTGCTTTGAGTGCGCCGGTTTCAGGTCCGTACTCAATTACAGCCCCGTCAGGGAATGACCAGTGCAACGCATCGGCAGATGCGGAGGGGGCGGGGTTGTCATCAGAGAAGATCCCCGGCAGCACAAACCCGGCATCGAGTTCACCGCCGAGACATAAAACAAGCACCTGCTCGCCCACCGATGGCGCATTCCACGAGCGGGTTTTTCCCGCACGCGCAGAGTGCCAGTGAAGCCAGCCGGTGGTGTTTTTTCCGTATCCACGCGGCATAACCCGCTGTCCAGTTTTACGGCGGACACGGTGCCGATGCGGATCAGATTGCGCAGCAGGCGCAGGATTTCTGTAAGTTGTTCATTCATTTGGGCATAATGAGACCACAAGTTAATGTAGGCCACACATAACCGTTTGCTGATTTATCAGCAGACAGTATAAAAATTACGGTTGAATGAATGAAAATTTACTTCTCAAACGAAAACATAAAAAACGCTATTTCAAGTTATATAAAAATAATTATGAGGCATGAGTATGAAGGCGAGTTCATTGAAAAGTGTGCTGGCATAGTCGTGAGGGTGCTTAATTCAATGGCAAAAGATAGCGATGAATGGGACAGGAATACTCAATTTAACATTCTACACATATCTGAACAGCTTGCTGCAATGCTTAACAAACGTGACGAGAATGTTACAGATAAGGACAATGTCGGATTTGTTTTTATACTCACCTTTAGGTTTTTGAGTGAGTATCAATTATATCAAGAGAATGAGACCGCGAGTCTTTATAATGAAATGAGATGGTTCGCTAAGGAGAATATTAGTGAGTTCTCTGAGGTGCAATCTAGTCAAATTAACTATGCTCTTTATGATATGTCATCATCTATATTGCAATTTCTGATGTCGAGTCAGGATTTTGGTACCATGAGGGACTTTTTAAAAGCCAAAGAAGTTGCTCAGCAATATAAAGATATGTGGGATCAAGAACTCAAAGAGAAAAAAGAGGAAGTAGAAAAGCTTAAAAATGCTCTTGAAGAATATAAAACGGGTTTCAATTTTGTTTCGCTATATGATGGGTTCAAAGAGCTTGGACAAAGGAAGAAATCTGAAATGCGGTGGTCGAGAGCATTTATGTTATTAATAGGTGCGACCATTCCTATGGTAATGGCTTATAGTTTATATCATTTCATTAACAAGACCTATGCCTTTGCAAGCATTAATGAATTGGTTATATTTGTTCCTGCCTCAGCCATTACATTGGTTATGCTTTACTATTTCAGAGTTTCTCTTGCTAATTATAATTCAACCAGAGCCCAGTTAATGCAAATTGAACTTAGAATGAGCTTATGTCAATTTATACAGGGTTATTCGAAGTACAGTAGCGAGATCTCTAAGGAAAATGAAAATCTTCTCGGTAAGTTTGAAGATGTCATATTCTCCAATATCATGACTTCCGAGGATAAAATACCATCCACATTTGATGGTTTAGAGCAATTGGCAACGCTAATTAAAGCAGTGAAAATAAAGTGAAGTTATAATTATTTTAATATTGCGTCTTCAATCTTGCGTAATTCTCTTTTATTTAAGCCAAGTAAAGGATGCGCGTCATATTGCACATCGTTGCCATTCTAGGATGGCCTGTCACGCAGGCCATAATGATGCACGCGCACCATGCGCTGCACGCTTCCCTTAAACTCAATTACTGCCTCATTTGAGGTTGCCTGCGCTTTCATGTATTTCGCGGTACGGAGTTGGCAAACATCTCGCGCCTAACCCGGCCCTTTTTGCTGCGTATGGGTTGTGCCTTGCGTGGCTTGAAGGGTGTGCCGTCCGGAGCCTGCTGGCGTTTGATATTCTGCTGCTGGGTGGTGCACAGCTTCTTCGCGATGTTGCGCGCCATCTCTTTGCGCGAGGACGGTGAAAGGTTGCCAATCAACGCATTCAGTCGGTCATTAACCAGTTGCAAATCACTCATGGTCGCCACTCGCTAACCAGATCACCGCCAGCATACAGCTGCACGGGCCGCGCATCGCTCTCAGGTAATGGGTTTTCCCCAATGTGATTAACGTGCAGTTCATCACCCATGCGCTTAACGATCCAATGGTGGCGGTCTGTATGCCGGTTGCTTTAAGTGCACCGTTCTCCGGCTAGTACTCAATTACAGCCCTATCAGGGAATGATCAATGCAGTGCATCAGCCGATGCAGATGGGGCGGGGTTGTCATCAGAGAAGATGCCAGGCAGCACAAACCCGGTATTGAGTTCACCGCCGAGGCATAAAACGAGCACCTGCCCGCCCACCGACGGCGCATTCCACGAGCGGGTTTTATCCGCACGGGCGGTGAGCCAGTGAAGCCAGCCGGTTGTGTTATTTCCTGTATCCACGCGGCATAACCAGTCGTCCAGTTTTACGGCGGACACGGTTCCGATGCGGATAAGGTTGCGCATCAGGCGCAGGATTTCGGAGAGTTGTTCGTTCATGGGGCTATGATGCCCCATGCTTTTTACGATGTAGTGTTATGACTGTTTGATAGGTAACCAGCGAACACTCATACAATATTTTTAAAGAAATACAGCAGTAACTTATATGCGTACTCTATGTAACTGAAACCGCCACTCATATATTCTATCAGTATGCCAGCAGCTAAGAAATTGCCAAAAAAAGCAGTTGCGACCCAGTACAGGATATATTTATTAATTGAATCAAAATCCCTTTCAATTATAAAGGCGAAGGATATATATATTGCACTTAGAAAAAGAATAACGAAGCCTAAGTAAGCAGAGACCTCTCTTAAAAGATCATTGAGGCCATCGAGATAACCAAAGCTGAAATATGGATTGGATAGATAATTAAACAGGCGCGGGTATATATCGAGATGAATGTAGTTACCATGAGTTGCAAGATATAGAGCGTGGTACATTAAAACACCAACAATCAAGGCTGGTATAACATATACAATGTCGTATATTCGTTTTGATCCACGCATGTAAATTTGAACAAAGACACCGGTCAAACATATCACTAGCGGTAGCCATGAGAATGACTTCATCAAGCTTAGGAAAAATGAAGGATAAAATGGGAATAAGACCAATAACATCACAGATATGATCACCGATAATGTTTGAAAGTTCTTGTTGTTTCTTATGTCCAACTCATAAATATTAATAGTGTTGTTGTTACCGTTAATATTATGACTTTGGTTTCTAACTTCTAATTTGAAATTTATTTTTAGGTAATTAATAGTAAGCGCTAGGGAAAAACTGATTGCTATAAGCGATCCCAATGAAAAAAAGTTTTCAAATAACATAACTGACTCCATTCATAAAATACTCTTAAGTAATATTCCATTCAGTCAGGTGCTATGTCAAAGCATTTATAATTAACTGCTCAACAATCGAAACATCAAGTTCAGAGATCCCTATTAGCGGTCTTAACTCATATTGCACCTCTTTACTTCCTCTGGATGGTCGATCTCGCAGCCCATATTGATGCACACGCACCATGCGCTGCACGCGACCGGTAAACTCAATCACCGCCTCATTTGAGGTTGCCTGCGCTTTCATGTATTTCACAGTGCGGAGCTTGGCAAACATCTCTCGCTTAACCCGGCCTTTTTTGCTGCGTATGGGCTGTGCCTTGCGCGGCTTAAAAGGTGTACCGTCCGGAGCCTGCTGGCGCTTGATGCTCTGCTGCTGGCTGGCGCGCAGTTTCTTTGCGATATTGCGCGCCATCTCTTTCCGCGAATAAGGCGAAAGGTTGCCAATCAACGCATTCAGCCTGTCATTGACCAGTTGTAAGTCACTCATGATCGCCACTCACTAACCAGATCGCCGCCAGCATAGAGCTGCATAGGTCGCGCATCGTTGTCAGGTAATGGATTTTCGCCAACATGATTAACGTGCAGTGCATCACCCACGCGTTTAACGATCACCCACTCGCCCCATGACCGCCAGCGGCAACCGTTCCACCTACGAAGCCAGCCGCAGCGAGGAAGCCAGCCACGCCGACGTCGCGTGGGCAATCATGCACGCACTGCTTAACGAACCGCTTACCGCTGCCAGCGGCGGCGATAACCCTTCATTTATGGAATTTTACTGATGAGCAAACGCAAAGACCGCAGGGCATTCACGGCCCAATCGCAACCATCACCCGCAGCGCTTCAGCCGTTCGAGGCGTTCAGCTTCGGCGAGCCAACGGCGGTGCTGGATAAGCGCGATATTATGGATTACACGGAATGCATCCATAACGGGCGCTGGTACAAGCCGCCGGTCAGTTTTCACGGGCTGGCAAAAAGCCTGCGCTCGGCGGTGCATTACAGCTCACCGCTTTACGTTAAGCGCAACATTCTGGCTTCAACCTTTATCCCGCACCAGCTACTGAGCCAGCAGGAGTTCAGTAAGTTTGCGCTGGATTATCTGGTATTTGGCACCGCCTTCGCCGAGCTGCGCCGCAACACGCTCGGTCAGCCGCAGCGCCTTGAAACGTCACCGGCCAAATATACGTGGCGCGGCGTGGAGGATGGGGTTTACTGGTTTGTGGGGGAATGGAAGGAGGCGCACCAGTTCGATGCGGATAAGGTGTTCCACCTTATCGAGCCGGATATTAATCAGGAGCTGTCTGGTTTGCCGGAATATCTCAGCGCGTTAAATTCCGCCTGGCTGAACGAGTCGGCTACGCTGTTCCGCCGCAAGTATTACCAGAACGGCGCACACGCCGGTTACATTCTCTATATGACCGACGCAGCACAGAGCAGTAGCGATATCGAGCGCGTGCGACAGGCTATGCGCGACACCAAAGGGATCGGCAACTTCCGCAATCTGTTTATGTACGCGCCCAACGGCAAGCCGGACGGCATCAAGATTCTGCCGCTCAGTGAAGTGGCAACGCGTGATGACTTTTTCAACATTAAGAAGGCCAGCCGTGACGATCTGTTAAGTGCGCACCGTGTGCCGCCGCAGATGATGGGAATTATCCCGGATAACACGGGCGGGTTTGGGGATGCGGTGAAGGCGTCGCAGGTGTTTGTGCGAAATGAACTGACACCGTTGCAGGAGAGAATGAAAGAAATAAATGAATGAATTGGTGATGAGGTAATTACTTTCAAAAAATACAATTTACTTTGAAATCAATGCGTTGATGCTTTTTGGTGGGTATCATTTTTTCATTAGACTTGAAATTTGGGTGCTGATAATATTAATTAAATTACTACTTGAATGGCGGTTCTATTGTGAAAAGTGTTGGTTTTTTCAATAACAAGGGTGGGGTTGGTAAAACCACACTCTTATGTAATGTTGCTGCCTCTCTGGCAATACAACACGGAAAAAAAGTTTTAGTAATTGACGCAGATCCTCAATGTAATGCTTCAGCTTATTTGTTGGGAGAGAACGATTTAGAAAATATCTTCTTGAATAATGAATTTTATAGCATTGATTCTTTTTTTGATCCTGTAAGAAAAGGTCAGGGTTATCCCGCTGAAATGCCTGAAATAGTTAGCAGTGATAGATTCAAAGTTGATTTAATTGTTGGTAGCCCTAAACTCTCAATAAGAGAGGATTTATTAGCAACTGATTGGGCTGCAACAAGGAATGGCGAGCACAGAGGTTTCCAAACTACTTATGTGTTCAAGGAGCTAATTTCGAGGTTAAGCGATTACGACATTATAATGATCGATATGGGACCGTCCCTAGGTGCTTTAAATCGATCAGTACTTCTGGGGGTTGACTGTTTCTTAATGCCGTTATCTGTAGATATTTTTAGCATGATGGCAGTTGAAAATATTATAAAGTCATTCAGCACTTGGAAGAATGCGTTATCAAGCGCTATTGATAAATATATTGAAGAGGAGAACAAGCCTTTCGTTATTTCAGATGTTCCTGTTTCATGGGACCTGCAATTTGCTGGTTATGTAATGCAACAATATAAAGCAAAAAGTAGAGCTGGAGTAAGAGAACCAGTCGCTGCTTTTGAAAGAATAATCACTAAACAAAAAGCTGAGTTAGTAGAATTGTGTAACTTTTTCAATGCTGAGAATGATGAGTTAAATTTAGGCGAAATTCCAACGTTGAGTAGTGTTGTACCTTTATCACAGCAGGCTCATGCACCAATTTTTGATTTATCCGCAAAAGATGGAGTTGTTGGTTCTCAATATACTCGCGTATCTGAAGCCTCAAATTTTTTCCATGGTATTGCTTCTAATCTTTTGGAGCGTCTAGATAAATGATTTCATGGCCGGATTCTTTAGTTGTTGCATTAGCTAGACGCCGTTGCGTTATAATGATTGGTGCTGGTATATCTAAAAATTCTGCCAATGCTGCCGGGAAAAGACCCGCAACCTGGGAGGAGTTCTTAAGAGCATGCTTAGATCAAATCCATGATCAAGAATGTATAACTCAATTATTAGATCAAAAAGATTATTTAAGTGCTTGTGAAATTATAAAAGAAAAGCTTACTTTAAATGTTTTTATTGATAAAGTTCAAGCCGAATATCAGCGAGCTGGTTATAGGCATGCTAAAATTCATGAGCATATATATAATTTAGATGCATCGATTGTAGCTAGCCCTAATTTTGATACGATTTATGACTCCTATGCAGGTAGTGTATCAAATGGAACTTTAATTACAAAAAATCATACCAGTGACGACACTGCTAATTACCTTCATGGTGGCGATACTCGTCTTTTGCTTAAAACGCATGGTTCAGCAAATGATCCGCAGAATATAATATTTACTCGCAGGGATTATGCCGAGGCTAGAACTAAGCATGTACTTTTTTATGAAATTGTTAAAGCGTTGGCTCTAACTCATACTTTCTTTTTCTTGGGCTGCGGAACGGATGATCCAGATATTAGAATGTTATTTGAGGACATTCAATTTGCCCATGGCAGAATGCCTTATCATTATATGACGCTGCCAAGTGGTGAAGTTCATGATGATTTGCTAAGTATTGCTTCCAAATCAATGAGAGTGAAGTTTTTACCTTACTCATCAGAGAATGGCCACCTTGAGCTTACTGAATCTCTAGAATGTTTAGTTGATAAAGTAGAGCAATACAGACAAGAAGATTTAAAAGAGTCTCAGAAATGGTGATGTAAAAAAGTTAAAAAATGAGGACTGATTTTAGTCCTCATTTTTTTTATTTATTAAAATTTGATAATTGTAACCGCCGCGCGCAATGCTTTCCCCGCCACGCCTGCCCGCTTCATGCATCGTTTTTAATGCATCTGCATGCCTTACCTCATACCGCGCCAGCCTTGGGTAGAAGGGCGATAAGCGATCCTATTTGGATCATGCGAAATCACGCACCTACATGCGTTCTGCTGCAGCATCAAAAAAGCCACCGAAACGGTGGCTTAGTCGCAATGCTGAAACTTCCAGGCGATCATTCGGCTTGGCAGTTGATAGCGTCCTGGTAAAGTGAGGTGTCAATCGAACCGGCCATGTCACTGATCATCGACAGTGCCATCTTCAATTCATCTTCCTTGCAGTGTGCGATGAGTGATACGTCGGCTACAAATTGGATTCTGGCAACGGTCTCGCTCAGATTATCGATGTCCATCAGCTAATTAACTCCTTATCAATAAAATATACTGTATGTATAAACAGCATCATGGCGTTAAGGAATCGTAAACAATCGTATGGCTCGAACTTGTCCGACCAAGGGATTATTGAACATTACAGCTTTTTAGATGCTGAGCGGCCAATGTCTCGAACCGCTACAGGGCGGTGGAAGGTTTTCTACGTTCAAAGAAAAGATGGCCGCTTGTTCCACTCCAGAATATTTGCGCGCCAACTTTAAGCTTATGCCCCATCATCATTCGCGTAACTTCACCTTCGGAAAGGGTTAGGCGTGAGGCATCATAAAAGCTCTCTTTGAGCTTCTTACGTTGATCGCGATATTTATCAGAAACCGGCGCCTGTGTTTTTTTCGCGGTTTTGCAGGCGTGCTTTCATGCAATCTCTTCAAAATACGTCTTCTCTCGGCACGCCAGCGTCTGTTGCATACACGCCTTTGATGTGCATGGTTTCTTCGCCGTAAGCGTTGAGATCTTCGCTCGGTTGTACCCGGTGCGCACGACCAGTTCATCACGGCGTACAAATGCACCGCCTTGTGCGTTAACGTAGCCTGCCCAATCGCCAGCATCTGCTGCGTCATGCGCAGCAGCGAACTCGATGCTGAGTCCGTGCGCGGTTTCGCTGTCGGCCATGCGACGTAACTCGCGGTAGACCGTGACCGGCGCGCCGCCGATAAACTGGAACTGGCGAATGTGCCAACGTGCTGCCCATGCCGAAACGGCTGAAGCAGTTTCTTTCAGCTCTTTACCGCTCTCGTCGTCTAGCTCGCCGTCGAGCGCGTAGCCATCGATATTTTTTGAGATGTATTTCGCCACGTAGCCGGTGGCGCTGCCTTTATCGGGATCGATGGCTTCGGCATGAAAGCGCGCTCTGCGGGCCTTTTCGGTGGTTAGCTCATTGCCATCTTCGCGCCATGCATAGTCGCTGATTACCTCACGTACGCGATCAACAGTTTCAGGCAGCATAAACATCAGCATGTGCCAGTGTGGAGTTGCATCGTGATGGGGTTCGGCAACACGAATGCCGAAGATGCGGATTTCCTCGCGATGCAGCTTGGCGCGAATTTTCTGCCACACGTTACACAGATAACGTTGCGTGTCTGCCGGGCTAGCGCCATTCCACTTGCGGTTACGAAGACCGGTCATGATAGTGGCGTGATATCCAGAAGGGGCGGTGGTCGTGTAAAACTCACCGACAAAGCCCATCTCGTTGCAGATATTTTCAAATCCGCGAATGCGATTCATCAACTCGCAGCGTTTAATGGCGGGATTCGACACGCTGGAATCAAACTTGTCGATTAAGCTGATCCTCTCGCCGGTTTCCTCATTCTCCAGCTCAAGCCCTTTAAGAAACTCACGCGTGCGGCGCTTTTGCTCGCGCCATTCCGACACCGTCATATTGCTGGCATAGGGCGTATGTTTTTTGCTGACGTTGGCGAGGGTGATTTGCAGATGTTCACGCCATGATGCCGCGATACGACGCAGACGGCCTTTCCACTATTTCTCGGTTTGCATGCGCATGATCGCGGGGGTGACTTCTTCCGGATCGAATAGGCGTGATGTGACTTTTTCCCACAATGGCGGTGTCTGATTAAACTCGCGAGTGATGGTGGCGGCTGTCATGTAAATGCGGTGCGTGTATTTATAATCTGATTCGTTGTCAGATTGAGCATGCGCCTGCACCAGTTCAGCCAGGGCAAAGTTGGCAATATCGCCAGCCAGCAAATCAACATCGGCGCGAGCCATATCCGGCAAACGATTAAAACGACGCATTAATTCCCATAGCGCGCCGCACACTCTCGCCGCACCGATATCCTTAGTGGCGTTTTCTGTCAGCACATTAAAAGTGCCGGCCTGCATTTCGTCGAGCCGATATTTTGCATTCACACATTCGACGCGTGGCAATGTGCGCTCAACGAAGGTCTTTGTTAAGTACGCATTGGCACGGGCAATGCCCTGTGATTTTTCCAGTTCGGCGACGCGCCGCCTGACATCGAGCTGAATCAGCGTTGGCTGCTGAGCGAGTAACTGCTCAGCATGCGCCAAAGCCGCAATCAATTGATCGCGGCTTCGCAGTTCCTGATAGGTAGGATAGGGACTGGCAATGGCTTCCCGTGAAGCATTCCACGGGTAAGCATAATTCTCTGTCATCAGGCTTTGGCCTGCAGATGTTTTCCGCGCTGCTCTTCAATCTCCTGACAAGAAACGCAGCGAGTAACGCCAAGATAGGCGCGCCTACGCAATTCAGGAATTGGGGCGTCACAGTCTTCGCAGAAAGAAGCGCTAATCGCAGGGGCGCGGTTAACGATGAGCGCGATGTTACGTTCGAGCATTTCCTCAGTGCGCTGCTGCACAAAATCCATTGAATCAGCCATCAGTGCGTCTCCGCGATTTGAGTTTGGATTCTTTCGATTTCCTGATGGATCAGCTCAGCGGCTTCAATCGGCGATAATTCGTCGTGCCGGATTTTCGCAGCGAGGATGTTCAGACGGTTGACCATTAGGTCAGCACGACCGCGACGTTCTTCTTTACGCGCATCATTCAGCATCATGTCGAGATCGATGTATGAAGCCGTTTGTTTAGGTTGAGATGAATTATTCAGCATGTAATTACCTGTTTTTGGGCAAAGTGAATCCCGGCGGGTTTACGCCAGTTAATTGCATTGGGTTATTTAGTTAGAGAGAGTCATTCGCTTGGGGAATAAACTCACGACGGCTTTTAATTGGTTCATTGCACGTATGACGGCGGTTTTTTCATCGGTGCTTAATTCGCTGAAATCGGCGCTGTGTCGGTCTTTGCCAATATTTGCCAGGAAAAAGATGGCGCTCAGTGCGCGCTTATTGTCCTGATAGTTGCTGTCTCTAACATCACGCATTGAGTCGAAGAATCGCGATAAATCCTGTTTACTATCGGCGTCCTTAAATTGCGAGCGCAACAACGCAACGTGATTGAGTGCCGCGACACGTTGACCGGCGCTCAGTTCGACAAGCATTGAATCGCCTTCGATAGCCATGATTTGCCTCTCTTGGGTATTGCTTGAGATCGTGGTGCGCATGAAACTTCTTTAACCGGATGCCAGCGCTTACCGTTGTCACCTAAAATCCAGCCATGCCCGTAGGACATTGAGGGGCCTTGTCTTTTGAGCTGTGCAGCAAATGAAATCATAACTGCACCTCAGACCACGCCAAAAGAAGCGCCAAGACCGCTGATCGCATCGACTGTTGAAGACAAAGCCGGATTAGCCTGTATGCGCGCTTGAACGGCCAGTGCGGCTAGGGTGAAACAACGAATACCGCTGTTAACGTTTTGCAGCAGGCTACGTTTGCAGCTAGCGCTAAATTGCTCAGTGGAGATCGCGCCAGTCGCTAACTGACCAACCTCAGCAGTGGCTTTCATCACATAGAGCGGCAGTTTATCGTTGGCAACTTCGTTGACCGGCACGCATGGCAAGCACTGGATTTGCGCTAATAAGCCATCAATGAGCGTCGCGTCTTCGGTGACATCGGTAAGCGTCAGTACCTCATGCACTGTCAGCTGATGTGGCTGATCTGGGTTGAGCTTGTTACGCAGAGTTTGGGCGCGCATTCCGGATTGCTTGGCGACGTCTTCCATGTTGTGTGATAAAGCGAATTTACGGCAGGCATCGTCATAATGCGCATGGGTAGAAACCTTGAAATCAAACATGTGCAAAAAGCCATCAACTTGCAAAATCAAGTTATGGTTTGATGTAGCGACATTTGATTGCCTGTTGACGATTTTTTTCGCGCCAGGCAGCAACATTGATAAGCGGATTACCATGTTTGATCATGGTGGTTTCTACCACTTCACCGGTCTTACGGTTGGTGCGGTTCTGTGTGTAGATGAAAGATGGAGTAGGGGCAAGCAGCCAATGCCGTTAGCGATCCATTTCTCAAGGACGGATAGGCTGATACGGTTAGTGTTTGCGAAGTCTTGCTTGGACATGGTTGGGGACGTAGCCAGGGTCACAGCTTTATTCACAGCATCATTCACCGCTTCGCTGATGGCAGGCATTAAAATAGCGGCGACATTCGCAATAAAATCTTGAGATTGCACTAAGTCAAATGCGTTCTGGTTGTTTGCATTTTCAGTATGCATAACGCAGTATCTCCTCGTAATTAAAAGTGTTCTATGGTGTTACATGTGGTGTGTAAACACCTTAGGTCGCTATTGTTTAACTCTAAATATAATTTAGCGTCTATTGGTGAATATAATGCGTCTTTAAAATGCGGTGGCGGGAGATGTTCTAGAGCGAATTCTGTCAACCTATTGCTTCACCATGCAGAAGCAACTCAGCGACCGACTTGAAATAGCTAAGAGCAATGTTGCCAGTTGGTTGGCGCGTGGACAGGTTCCGGGTAACGTCATTGTGCAATGTTCACTTGATACTGGTGCAGACGTTAATTGGTTAGTTAATGGTGAGCTTGAAAAAGCAAGTTATAAAAGTAATTTGCCAAATTTAAGTGGTAGGGCTGTATACGACGAAGTTATGGCTAATGGGGGTAGGCCAGTGCTCAGGCGCATTCTTGATGCATATGGATTCACTCTTCAAAAACAGTTATGTGAATTGCTTAATATCTCCTCTGGTACAGTTAGTACATGGATACGGCGTAACTATTTTCCAGGGGATATTGTAGTAAGCTGCGCGTTAGATATCGGGGTTTCAATTAAATGGCTTGCCACTGGTAAAGGCAATAAGCGAGAAGTAACCACCGCTAATGATTTAAAAGATAGGATTTCAAGAAAAATTCTGCAGGATGGTTTATTAAAAGATTCAGGGGAATGGATCTCTGATTTATCTTTTCTGACAAAGCAAGTAGTTTCTCCAACATTAGTAACTAGTAGCTTCGGAGCATGGATTATTGATTCAGAAGTCACAAATATTAGTAACGGTCGTTGGGTTTTAGGTATTGATGATAAAAATGATGTTTATGATGTGTCTTTACTACCAGGGGAAAAATCATAGTAAGTAATTCTAGTTCTAACTTCGAGTGCTTACTAAGTGACATAGAGTTTTCTGGTAAAGTATTGTCTACAATAAGCTTCAATTAATGCACTTATCTATTAGGGCGCGAGAAATGCGCCCATGAAAAAAAACAAACTACTAATATTTTCCCAAACCATTTAAAATTTCATTGTGTTTATTGCAACCACGGCAATTATTACATGGAGTGATTGATTTATGGCAGCTGTGAGTAAGTTTTAATATCTCGTATGGTATTGAGGATAACTTAATTAAATCTAACGTTTCAAATTTGAATGCTGGAGCCTCAATGGTTATATTGCCTTCTTGTAATGATAAAAGATTTGAGATCGCATCTATAAATTCAGATGTACCATCTTTATGAAAACTGTCACTCTTAACGGTGCCTATTAAGAGCTTTTCGATTCCAAAAGATATAGCTTTCATTGCTGCAAACGTAATTAGCATTTGATTTCTGAAAGGCCACCAATCGGTTGCAGGTGCTTTTTCATCTGCTAGTTTGCCAGCCATGTCACCAGACCCAAGTTGTTTACAGTCGATGGCGATAATATGATGTTCAATTTGCAGGATGCGGCAAATTTCACCAGAAGCTTCGATTTCTGCTTCTGCTGCTAACTGACCATAATTAATGGTAAATGCCATGTCAGGCTTCAACCACCAAGCTAGACAGGTAGAGTCCATGCCTCCAGACAGGATTAATCCAACTTTATTAGTCATAAATTTGCCCAAAGTGTTTTATAAATAGCTGTTACATAATCATTGGTAATTACAGTATGTTTATTATGAAACATCACTAAGTCGTTTAATGGCACATTTTCATTAAGTAAAATAATTTTCTTTTTTAATGCTGTGGCATAACCAATTTCGAAGATAGTGCCAGAATCACACCCATCAATTATACCAAAGACAATATCTGATCTCTGTATTGCCGTCAGATCAGCATCGCATACTTTATTGAAAGCCTTGCTGTCTTCACTCTGAAGCATTCCAATATCATGATAAGGTGAGATTACATCAAGACCCATTTCGAGCAGATTGAATCTAATTTGCTCAACAAGCCACAATTGAGGCAGGGTAAAAAAAGGACTTGCTATATAAGCTACTGGTTTATGTGAAAAACCCTCGAATATAATTGGTTTAGGATTATAATCTGAAAGCATAAATTCAGACGGTAGAGTCGAACTCTCACAAAAAAAAGCAGTTGCTAAAGATGCCTTGTAGGCGGCAACGTCCGGTAGCTCTTTGTTTTCAATCCAGTTGTTAGCAAAGTGTGCAGTAAAGCAATCTCCAGAACCTATTTTCCAAACGCTATTTGTTTTAAAAGCAGGTATTCTAGTTTTCTTATCTTCATATGAAACGATTGCACCAGAAGGACCACATTTTACAATGATAACCTCAGCTGCTTCTTGAATATGAAGTACGTCTATAATTTCTTCAATATTATTAACATCACTACAGCCACACAATGTTTTAGCTTCGTTTTCGTTCAACACAAGAGCTAAGTGATTAGCTTTAGAACCATTTTTAGAAAATGATTCAGTGCTGAAAGTATTTTGAGGATCATAAACAGCGTAATCTACATTGATTTCAAAATCACACTCTAACATTCCAAAAACTAAAACGTTATCGCTTGTTAATTTTATGTTTTCTTTCTTTTCAACTATGGGGGGGTTTAAAGGATCGAGACCGTGTGAATAGTTAAAGATTATGTCTTTATAGTAAGGTAGCCTAGTTAATGAAAAAAAATCTTTTTCTAATAAAGCAACTTTGAAATTGAAATCGTATAAGAGATTATCACTAATATAGGCATGTAGATTAACTTTCGTTCCCATTGTAGCAATAGCTATTGCGGCTCTGCCTCCAGAACCAAAAACATGGTCCCATGAGGGATGTAAACATCTTTCTCGATAAATACCGCCTATCACATTAATCATGCCCGCTTACCCCGGATAGACGGAAATTCTAATTTGGCCTAAGTTCTTAGTAAGCACACTAGCTTTATAAGAATTGCCTTTTGATAAACAAAATCCTAACCTCGAACTTTCTTTACAAGCAATGCCACCCACTATTTCCCCATCATATATAACAACTAAGGCTTCACCGTTGAGTATTACGTCAAGGATGTCCCCGATTTCAAGACTCATGGCTGCTGCTTTGGGTGAAGCAAGATCTGTAGTAAATTTGAGATTATCGCAGGGAGTCAAGATTTCTGAACCGCTTACACCACCACCAGATCCACTCATGCTAAGTCCTTATATTTGTAAGAAGTTATTAAGAATTATCCTAAACCCTCTTAACATTAAAGATCTTTGAACATTTAATGTGACGCGTGTCTCACTTAAAGTGATTAGAGAATCTTTATTAATCTGAATACATTAGTTTTTTTGTATAAAGCAATCCATTAAATGTTAACTAAAATTCTTTGGGTTGTGTTAGCTCATGTGTTTAGCCAAATCACCGCCATGCGCCAACCTAACTAACTGTTTTAAATCATTTTAATTATTATTGGGTCTTTTTTTATCTGCATAATAATGAATTGTCTGCACGCGTTAGGCTTACCTTTAAGCTGGCATCTACACTTAATTCTCTAAGCAACTCAGGAGGATTTATGTCTGATAGACCGATTGAAGCGGATGAGCTTGAAGAAGATACTAAGGTGAAGCCGGATGAGCATGAAAAAGACGATGAGAGTCTGGCACCGGAGTCGGGCGACAAGCAGCCTGATTGATGATTAAACCCACTTCGGTGGGTTTTTCTATTTTCTGTTTTTCTTTTTTATATGAAATAAAAATTTTTTTACCTTGCTACCTGGTAAGATAAATGCGTTAATGCGTCGTCGGTCTGAATAGCAGACAGTTAGAAGGTTAGTTCCCATTGTATTTCTCATCCCGGT